ATAGAATAAAAGTTCTATAACAGAGCCTTGAGGAATATCATAATTTACTAATGTTACAGGGTCATGCCACTTATTCCAAACTCTTGTAATATAATCTTTATCATCACTTTCTTGTTCATCAAGGTCTGAAACCATTGGTATTGGAGGAACTGTTGATGAAAAATTGCCTGCTTCTAAACGCATATACACTCCGGCAATAGGAAATGTAGTCGATTTTGCCTTTGATATTTTTTCTAAAACAGTTGTGTATAAACATTCTTGTGTTGGTCCACTTGAATCTTTTTTTACAATAAGCCTATCGCCAACCTCAACTTTTTGCATATTTTCACCCTCAAGTAAAAACCAAACTAAATTGTCTCCATCTTGAACTACAAGGGTAGAATATACCGTTTGATATCCTTCTTGGTCAGGTTTTATTACAAATTTATATCTTGTCGCCCAATATGGAGCTACCTGTGATATAGGTATAGTTACTTGTATTGAGTTTTTATCTGCTGATGATGAACAAGGAGTATAAACTATATTATAGGGGCTTACAAGAGCTGTTGATGAACGTAAAAAATCATCCATATAAACAATTCCTATCTCATATCCTCTATTACTATGTAAACTTCTTGCATTTCCAAGTCTATTAAATGTGACAGTAGAATCTGTTATTGAATAATATTCATACGCAAAATTTCCAAGATTGTTTATATCTTCATATTGCATTGCAACTAACTGTAAGTCAATATAAGTATCATTAGGAGGTACATTAGTTGCTATTATTTTTATCGGTTGTCCTATAGCAGTAATTCCCGAAGCCCTTTTTTCCCATCCACTAGCTTGATTTATAGGTACACTACAATTAAAAATATCTGTAAGTGTACCTCCATCACAAGAATTAGGATTTGCAGGAATAGGGTCGTATACAGGAAGTATATTCGCAAGTGTTCCTATCCAATCTTTAAATTCAACACTTTGAGATAAATCAAATGGATTTAAATAATTTGAAGCAAGAGTAAATGTTGATGGTATAGTTATAGTTCCTGTTTGTGTTGTAGGCTGAGTTCCTCCTGTATAACTATGGTGTGTAAAATCTAAGTTAATTTGTATTGTAGCTCCTGCTATTAAATTACTAACATATGGAATTAAATTAGCAAAATCTATTCTTAAAACAGAATTAGTCACAGGATGATTTCCATCTATAGTATAAACAGAATCTTCAGCACTTGAAATTAAAGCTTTTGAACCTACTGCATCTTGCATTAAGGTTGCTATATATGTAAGCTGTAACGGTTGTCCATTAGTAGATATTAAGTCATATCCTTCAATGTAATTTCCATACATCAATCTATTGCCCATAAGCGTTTGAGCTTGAGCAAACCTTGGGACATTATCATATAACCTTAATAACTCTGCTTCAGGTAAAACAGTAAAGATTTTACTGTTATCAAATGTTAAAGTTTTAGGTGAATTATTTGGAATACCTAAATCTGCTTTATTTTGTTTCTCAATTATTTTTATTATATTACTTTCAGACTGCTTAAATAATAAGTCTATGCCTAAAACAAGAGAGTTTCCTGTATAATAAGTTACTTTACAAGAATTGAATGAATTTATCATTCCCTCATTTAAATATGCTTCAACAGTTAATTCAAATCCATTTGGTGAAAAGGCAATGTCAGACCATTGAGATGTAGCTGAGTATTGACCATCGGCATATAAATATCTATAAGCAAATGATATAAATCTTTCTTCTAAAAAATTCTGTTCTCCTGCAGTATTTATTAATTCTACAGTTGGAGCTTCTGTAGGTGGCTTTTTAATTACAAGTAATGATTCCTCAAGTAGTTCCTGTGCTGCAAATCCTCCCGCATCATAAAGTGGTGAACCTGAAGGAATAGTATAATTTCTAGTTACATTTATTAACCTCGGAGCATTATAGTTATCCGTAAAAAATAATAAGTCTTCTATTTTATTTACTCCTGTAATTAAATACTGAGGATTAAAATTTAATGTTGTATCTACACCACCGCCATTGTCTATGGTGATAACATGATACGTTAAAGAAAATGTATTTGTATTGAATGAAACGACTAAGTCAAGTTTACCTGTGTTGCCTAATGGAAAACTAGGGTCATGTACAAACCAATAAATAGTTTCTATTGAACCATCCTCATATGCACCAATACATCTAGCGTCTACACTTAATGGTGTACCTTGAAACTTCAAAGTTGTAAGCGAAACATTTCCTTTTGTGTTTTCAATAACTCCAAATTCAGAATTTTCTGTCGAACCCATTCTGATATTCATTGCATCAATATACTCACCATTAGGAACAACTCTCTCATCGAAAGTTTTGTTCATCTTACCTGCAGTAAAATTTCTAGTAAACTTTGGCATATTATTTTAATGTTTTATCTAATCCCCTTAAATTCATTAAAAGTCTACCGGGATGAATATTGCTTATTCTTATTTTTGCATTTCTTAATAACGCCTGCTTATCTTTTTTGGCTCTTTTGATAACATACTCCTGAACACCAAACTTTGCATTTAAAATTTCATATTTTACAGAAGCATAAACATATGCCTCAAATAGTTTGTTTATCGTAATCAAAGAATTATCACCATTTTCCATTCCATCAGAAACATATTCAAGAATACATAATCTTTCAGACATTCCTGAGTCAAAATTAATAACTCCTGATTTTTTGTCTATTGTAAATGTAGGGTTGGCATTTGCCGTTTCTGTATTTAAACCAAACCTTGCACCTATAGCATAATCAAAGTACCAATACCCATCTACATTATATCCTGCTTGATTATTAAATTGGCTTGCTTGGTTCAAGTATATTGACTTCTTTGTTCCTGTAATTCTATCAAAATCTATATCAGAATATTGGGGAGAAAGAGCATTGCCATTTTGGTCAAATAATATATTTGAAAGGTTATCTTGAAGATATGCTTTTGATGAAAGCGTTTGAATGTTTTCACTTAATGGTCTTAGTACACCATTTTCATATACAGATATTCTTACCCAATTAACATAGTCAGAAGGTAATATATATCTTAATGTATTTGGAACATTTAATTCTAATATTTTTATTTCTTTAAATGCGTCATAGTTTAGTTCTTGAACTGCACGTTTTGCGTGGAACAATATCTTATATCTTTCTTCGTTGTTTACCAAAGAATGATTACCTGAGTACATTAAAAGAAAGTTAGTTACTATATCAGCCAAACTAACATATTGGTAAGAACCCCAATTTAAGTCCTCGGGATTGTTTCCATTATTCTCATAATATTCATACTGTGATATATACGCCATGTTTTATATATTATGGTATTTGTGCATTGTTCTCCATCTCTTCTTGCTTTCCAAATTGAGCAACTAATGTTTCTCTAATTGATATACCACAATATTGAAGTATCTTGACAACTAATGAAGTTTCATTTTGCATTCCTATTTCAAAGTCTTGATAATCAGGTTGCGATGGGTTAAATACAGGCTCACCACCTGCTAAAGAAGTAAATGTCCATTTAGGCACTTTAGGATATCTAAAGTAAGTTGCTTCAACTTGCAATGGTAAGTTTATAATACTTGATGGATAAAAAGTTATTAAGTCACTTGTTTGAGTATATGCAGGGTAGTTAACAGATGGAGATGTAATAGGTGACATATTTAATAATGTTATCTTTCCTGCTGAAACTTTTTCCGCTTCATTTTGAACTGAAGAATCAACAATCCTATAAGATTGAGGTACTAATGTAAATATATTTGCAGAAAGCCCTAGTATTGTGGCACTTACAGATGTTACTGTAGCTGTTGTCATTGGAGCAACTGAAGTATTAGTTACAATATCTCCAACTGAAACTCCTGCTAAAGAAAAATTAGCTAATGAATCTATTAATTGCGATGCAACAACAGATGTATTTACACCACTTGCAAGTATCTTAGAGTAACACAATACTTTATTTATTAAATACTCTTCATCTCCTGTAGTTAATAAAGATGGTAGTTTATATACATTTGATAAAGCAGTAGTTACTGATGTGTTTGTCAATGAATTTGTTACTATAAACTCCTCCATTTGCTCAGCAAAAGATTTCCCAAAATCGGCATAATCTGTTCCTGATGCCCTACCATTTTCTTTATTTATAATAGTATTATAATCAGAAAAATATTTCATGAATAATTCTAATTGTGCTTGTTGAGCATACAAATTAAAATCAGATGGAGAAATATATCCGTAGTTATTTTTATTTAAAATAGCAATTACAGTATTCCTTACAGAGTTTATCATACTACAAAGATAATAAAAAAAAAGGCACTCTATTAAAGTGCCTCTTTGTTTTAAAATTAATTAATATTACGATAAAGTAACACTAGTAATCAATTGTTGTGTTGCTCCAACCATTGGTAATGCAGGAACAATAATTGCAGCAGGATTAGACCCTGCGCTATTAGCAGAAGCTAATGCATTGATAACTGCATAGTGAGATTCATAAGTAGCATCAGCAGTAGTAAACGTAATTGTAATTATATCAGATGCTGCAGGTGCTGTAGGAACATGAAGCAACAATGTGCTAGTACTAGGCATTGTGATAAAGTAATCAGCGTTAGCTGAGAATAAATGTTTTACTAAAGAACTTGCTGCTCCAATAGTAAATTGTAAAAATTTTCTGTTCATTTTAAAATGTTTTAGTTGGTTAATAACAATGCAAATATAGTAATTATTTTAGACTTATTTCTAAGAACTTTAAGACCTCAATACCTTCATCTGACTTTAAGAATAAAGCAACTGTTTCAAATGGGTCTTCACCAAATGGTATACTCATCATTTTCTTCTTATTGCTTTTTGTATTATACCACACTTCTCTTTGTCCATTTCTAAATTGCAATAAATTATGAGCAAAAAATAACTGCACATTTGATTGTAATTTAAGTAAAGGGTCATTAAGTATTTCTAAAAATGACTTAGGTTCTTTTTTAGCATAAATTAATACATCTCTACGCAACTCTGCAGTTGATACGGTTGTAACATCTTTTTGAAACATTACTCTACTTACTACTTCAAGTTGTTCAATGCTTAATTGTCTTGCTTCAATTAATGCGTCTACTTCAAAGTTTAAATCTTCAACTTCTTTTGCAGCATCAACTGTTTTATCTACCTCTAAAAAAACACTTCCATTCATAGGATGATAATGTAAGAATTGTTGTAGAACAGGATTTGTTCTTGGAACATTTAAAAATCCATCGTCAAAAATAACAGGCTCAAGAATAAAATTACCATCTTGTTCATCTTCAAATGGTGACTTTTGATTCCTCGCATAACGAAGTGCTCTGTTTGTGTTGTTTTCTTCATCAAAGTAAAGAAGTGGAAATCTAGATGTATTTCTAGATGGCAACGTAAAAGATATTGGCGTTGCATTACTTTTTAATTTGTAGGTCTTATCTACTGTTGTTGTGTTTTTTTTCATTTTTATTTAATTTAAGTTGTTACTAAAAAATAGAGAGGGACACTGATGTCCCTCTCTTGATTCAATCATTTGTTATTATGCTCCGTAACGGAATAATACAAAGTTATTCGCACCTAAAGTACAAACAGCACGCTCAGACAAGAAGTTAACTTCCATTGCATCTAAGTCGCTTGTAGCAGCACCTCCGGCAGAACCTGTAATCCAAGTCTTATATTTTCTATCCTCTGCTTCAGAAGCACGATATCTAACATGTAAGAAAGGTCGCTTTGCATTTTTACCCATGATTTGGTCATATACATTTGTAGAACCTGCAGGAACTAAAAGTCCTGTAACAGCTTTAGAAGCTGCAGCAGTAGACATTCCTCCACGCATTGTTGGGTCATTTAAGTATTTCCAATCAGTCTTGTAGAAATCATAACCTCTTCGGAATCCTGTAAAGCCTAAGTTTAAAGCCATGTCTTTGTCATTGTCAAATAGACCATAAGAAGTACCACCTGCTCCATAAGAGTTTTGTGCTGCTAACATATCGTCAATGTCAAATCCAAAATCACGATTAACAAATAGTACGTTTTCTTCAATAGCACCTTGCTTATCTAAACGAGAGATAACAGTATCCCAATCAGAAAGAGATTGTGGATTACCACCACCCCAAACATTTCCACGACTATTTACTACATAGAAAACTCCTTCAGAGCCTCCTGCTGTTCCAACTACTGCTGCTGCACCTGAAGCGGCTGACTCAACAGGAACTGCTTCAATCATTGCAGTTTCAAGATAGTCTTCAAAACGTAAACGAGTTTCATGCTCTGACTTCAAATACCAAAGGTATCCTGAAGCACCATTCTCAGTAGTTACTTCAACCCAACCA